CCATATGTTAATTGCGTTCTTAGATCTATTAGCTCCTACAATTCTTGTACCATCTGTAAGCACAACCTCACCAGCCGTATTAGTCTTTGCTGGACTCCATGTACTACGATCATCTTGATCAGACCATCTCACCAGCATAGGATTAAATGCACCACTCACAGTAGCAGTTGCTTCATATTGATTAGCACCTAGAGCAATCAAGTGTCTGTCATTAGGTGATACTATAATAGAGTTAACACTGACAGGACTTGTTGTTACTGAGGTAGCTCTTGTAGGTGCTGTAGAAGCATCCACATCAAAGTAGTATATACCACCACCTTTACGATTTAGAATAACATCTTCACCCCAGTTGTCTAAGCTCCATTGTGTTATATCAAGATTAACTCCTTCACCTAGAGTAGCAGGTATATTCCATGCTCTTCCAGTTCCTGATCCAGTTGTCTGCTTATATATTAAAGCAGTCATATTAAAGCTAGATGTAACATCACCACTTGCACTTGCATTAGCTGCTGCACTTATGATAACCTGTGTACCATTTACAGATACGATAGAGAACTGTGGTCCTCCTGCTGCTGACTTAGTTAGGTTTAAGTTACCACCTACAGTAGCTGCAATATTAGTAATAGTAGTATTTTGAAATACAATAAAGTCATTAGCTGATCCTCCATGTGCAGAAGCACAAGAGACAGTTACTAATGCATTACCTCCAGTTGCAGTTATCTTACTTAATCCTACAGAAGTAGGAGTATCAGCATTATAAGATCCAGCCCCATATCCAAGTCCTTGTGTTTGTACGGATGTTCCCGTAGCTATGTAGTAGTTAAAGTTTGCTGCACCAGATGTAGATGAGGTAGCAGCAGCAGTATTGGTAACTGATATTGTAAACGAATTAGTATTTATTATTGAAGTGATTGGATATACGATATTATTAAGAACAATATTATTACCAATAGTAGTAGACGCACTAGTAAAATAGACATAATCACCTACTGCCCTTCCATGACTTCCATCAGAACAACATACTCTAGTTGTTCCTACACTTGTTCCAAAGCAGCTAGTCAAGGCTACAGTGGATGCTAACGGAGTTATATCATAAAGATTACCACCATTGAACTCATAAACTTTATCTGGTGTGCCGAATAAAGCCCGTCTTATATTACCATTATCTCTCCATGCAAGTAAAGCTCTTGCAGATCCCTCAAACTTACCACTAACAATAGGCATAGTCGTACCAGTATCAGCAGGTACTTTAGTAGTATAGCCTCGCATATTCTCAGGTTTGCCAGAACGAAACCTGACACGATTACCATCGTACCATTTACCTTCTTCAGCATACTGGGTACTTTCTCTATTGAACCCCGGCTTGAAGTCAAATTTTGCTAGTGTAGCTGTCATCTCTTACCTATTTAAAATCGTGTAACATTACTGCATCAATAGTCGTGGCACTTCTACAACTAAAGACTAGTATACTTTGCGCTCCTGCTGATGTATCCATCGTAGGCGCAGACCCTGATACAAATTGATATGCTGAGTTATAACTTAGGGTACGACTTCCTGTAGCATCTTGTATTATTCTAATGCTTCCTGACTGTCCTATGTTAGCACTTGTAGGTGCAGCCAATGTTCTATTACCACCCAAGGTAACTACAAAGGTATTACCTGCATCAAAGCTTGGTACGATAGAAGCTGCATCAGTTAGTGTAACTGTATTAACATTAACGGCTGTACTAACTTGTACTGATCCAGTAAAAGCAGCATTACCTGTCATAGTAACAGCACTTGTAAATGTCTTAGCTCCAGTAACTGTTTGACTACCAGCTAGTGCTACATACTTAGCATCAGCTTGAGTAGTTGTTATTGCACTAAAACCAGCAGCATTAAGAGTATCAACTGATGTACCATTTGTAAAGAAGTATCCTACACCACCTGTAGGTATGGTTACATTCTGTGTTTGTCCTGCTACCCTAAGTATTACAGCATCACTAGCTGTTGTATTAGCTGAGACTGCATTCTTAATTGCATATGTTTTAGCTGCACCAGCAGGTAGATATACAAAGATAGATGTATGTGTTCCACCTACTGTACCTGCAATCTCTAAGATAGCTGATCTAGACTGATCTGCACTACCTTGATTCTCTGTTAGGGCCACACTAGATGTTGCACCTACAGTTATAGTTGTATACGAACCAACAGCCTGATCAACAAGACTTAATACATTGTTAAGGATCTCTCCCCATGTATTAGCATTGTCTCCATCACCCTGTTTAGTTAGGCGTATATTAGTTGTATAGGTACTTGCCATTTATCTTACTCCTAGTTTTCTTTGCCTTTTCTCTTACTACTCCGGGTATGCCATTAAAGTATAAACAAGATAAACCTGCTGCATTCTTCATTATAATTGCAAAGCCTTCTTCATCATTAAGATATACTTCTATTAAGTTATTATTCTGCATTAATCCAGTAAATACAATTTGATCTTTTTTAAATACTGTCTCTAAATCTTTAGTTGGACCACAACTTGCAGGTAGAACCATATTAAATTGTGTTAGTGATAGTTCAACTTTCTCTTCTTTTAGTAAAGGATCTTCAGCTAATACAGGAAATGATATTAAAATAAATAGGATACTTAGGATAATCTTTTTATACATTACTCTTCCAACTCAGGCCAATCATATAAGACACCAGACTTTTTACCGTCTTCATCCCATACAACAAACAGTGCTTTAAATGCATCCATATCTTTTGCATCTGTAATAGCTTTCTCCATCTCAGTAGCTTTAGTTCTTATAGCTGCTCTCCATGTAGCTATCTTAGCTGGTATGTCTGCTCCTGCATCAGCTTTACGAATTACAGCCCAATCTGTTTGAGCGAGTAAAGAACCCTGTTGATCTTTAACTTGTTGGATATAGTCAGGACGTATACCTTTTACAGTTCTTCCATCTGTAGTAACATCATCTAAAGGTTTAGCTTTAATATCAGATATACCACTTAAACCATTATCTATCCAGTTATAAAATCTACCATCTGGTTTAGCATCTAGAGTAATCTCTTCTATATTCATAGTTTTCTTATGATCATCACTCCAGATATTCCAGTTCTTAGGATGCAAGACACCATCTTTATCTCTCCACCCCTTTCCCGGTTTAATCTCTGTAGTTTTGTTATATAAAAACATTTCTTTCTCCTGTATCCTATTTCTTCATGTTAGATATAATTATATAAAAAGTAATAAAAGAACCACCAACAACTAAGATAAGACTTCCTATAATTTCTAAAGCTTTATACCACTTTCTAGTTAACTCACTCTTTTCTCTTCTTTGCTTATCTAATTGTTTCTTATGTTTCTCTAGTCTACTATCACGTTCTAGCAGAATGTCTTCCCAAGTTCCAAGACCAAATCTTCTATTAACCATTAATCTTACTTTAGCAACTTGCTCTTCAGCTAATTTTTCTTCTATAGTTTCTTTAGCTATAGCTCCTATTGATAATCTATCAGCAGTAGATCCTAAAGTCTTACCTAAAAAACTATCCCATTTACTAGCTATAGGATGTGATTGTTTCTTTACTTCTTCTTTACCTTTAAATAAATTATCAATGTCATCTGCAATAGAAGATATATCTTTAGCTGTTCCTATTGCACTTCTAATTCCTTTGACTGTGCTATTTATTAATGCCAATCCTGCTAGTGTTTCTGCAACTACCATTATCTTCCAGCTATAATTCTACCATCAGTGTCAATGATGGGCGTTCCTATTGCTAAATAAATCACACCTTTATTAGAATTATTCCATCCACCTGTGTTTCTGAACTTTGCTCCACCTGTTACAAAATCAAAGTTATTAGCAGTTCCTTCTACCGCAGTGGTTGCCGCATCTAACCAATGATTTCTGACATTGTACGGACTTGTTTGTTGATCAACGGTAAACCATCCATAAGTTTCCTCATAGTTTTTAGCTAATATCCATCTTGGAGAAATAGGAACACCCACACTATTAATAAACGAGATATATGGCCCATTAGCATTTCCGTTTCCAGTATACTTACCTACTGAAATAAATTGAGAATCTGCGAAACAATATGCCACATGATTATCACCACTTGAGTTATTATAGGTACTATTACCAACTGTAAAGACACTGCTGGTAGGTTGAGTATTATTAAAATATCCTGTTGAAGCTGCTTGTGCAGCAGAACTATTTAGAAACAATGCTGATCCAGTTGTAAGGGCTTTGTGATAAACAATCCATTCAGCCGAACCACCAATATTTAAAACTTTTAAAAGTATTAGTCCCGGTTTTACACCTAGTCCATGACCTATAGTTGCGTTACTTCCAGTTCCTACATATGTTGAGATACTCATTCCTAAAGTCTGATCAACTAATGTAGATGTTGTATTAATCGTACCGTCAGTGTTAGAACTACCTGTACCAGTAGCTTCCATCATCCAGTTCCAGAGAACATAGGATTCATTAGCAGTGTTGACTTCAACATCATTACCAACTTGAACACCACCAGCTAAAAATTGTTGTAAGGTGTTAACATTTGTAACTTCATCAACCATATCATTAGAATGAATATCTTTATACACACCACGCACACGATCAAACAGCATATGGTTATCAGTAGCATCTCTATTTTTAATCCAGCTAAATGCAGAGATGAATTGATCTGAGGATGATATATTGTCTTGTGTAATAGCAACATGACCTGCTGGTGCAGAATAAGACCAATCAGCAGAAGCAAATCTTGTTACCCATGTAACTGTTTGTGAGTTAACCCAATCAGCAAAAGCTGGATAATAAGGATCATTAGACGGTAAATTTACAGTGCCAAGTAAAGAATTATTTTTATAGAATTTTACTGTTTTAGTATCCATATCTAAAGCTATACCCATCACATCATCAACTGCGTATGTGCCAATAGCTGAAGCAGCGGCTACATTATTTGTATAAGTTTTGCCGTCACTGGAGTAAAGACCTACATCATCAGGTAAATAACCTAATTGTTGAGTGGTAGAAGTTGCTTTTCCTGTTGTAATACCAATCATTGCATAACTACCAACAGTCCAAACACTCTCCCAGTACCATTTACCTGAAGAGAGTGCCATTTCTGTCCATATTGGACCATATTGACTAGAGCCTGTTACGACTGTTCTGTTACCGTTAGATAAAGTACCAACACATACTGAATTTCTATTAGGACTTAATACTGTTATGTTTGTAGTCGGTGAGTCCGTTGTTTGAGTGACAGTGTTATTGTTAGTCCAATCATTAGAATTTTCTTGATCTTCTCCTAGATCACTACCATTAGAAAAATCAAGACGAAAAGATGTGTCCCCATATGTAAGACCTGATATGTCTTTTGGAACCCACTTGTTTGTGCTGGTGTCTGTTTGACCAAAATTAGCAGGACCATATCCAGCCGCATTAAACCCGTTTATAAATGCAACGTCTGCCATGTAACCATCTGCAAAACCAGATGTACCTGCATTATATGAGCCAATCATATGAGCCGCACTTGCTACGTTTATACGACTAGCTTCACCAGAAGAAGGATTGGTAAACGTGCCTACTGTAACTCTATTCCCGTTGATGTACATTCTCATTCTGTCACCAGCAGTTGAATTATCAGAATCCCACGCAATTAAAAGATGGTTCCAAACTGAAGAATCTTCCAACTCTTGAGTTGTTACTATTTTCCCAGTAACAGACCCACCTGAGTTAAAAGTTGTAAAATCAATGGATGCTTTTGACCCACCTCCAGTATCAAACATAAACCTAGTAAAGGTGGTACTTGCGTGTACACCAGCCGATAAGAAATAATCATCAGTTGTTTCTTTTCCATATTTATACCAGATGGAATAACCCCAATCTGTTGTGTCTCCACCACTTCCAAATGTTCTGTTAAAATACTCTGAGTTATCTGAATTAAATAAAGCACTTTTAGCTATGGTGTAAGTATCCGTAAACGGCTGGAAAGCTCCAACTCTTTGACCAGCACCATTGCCTTCATACAGGACGGTCTGGAAATATTTGTTAGTGTCTGATGCTGTGCGGGTTGTTTCAGATGCTATGTTATTAGTATTTATAGTTAAGAATCCAGAAGGAGGAGCATAGTAAAAATTACCTTCTCCATTCCCGTCAGCATTATTTTGAGCAGTAACTGCTCCATTAAAGGTTGGATTACTTCCCATATTAATGTCAGTAATGTCTTGAGGTTGATACATACCAAACCACGGATACCAAGTTTTATCAGTAGCAGTAAGGGTTGACGAAGGATTAGCACCTGTTGCTGGGTTGCCAGAATTGTACCAAGTGTTGTTTAGACCGTACCAAAGTTTTTGAGTTGCATCATCAAATGCTATTTGAAGTATATCGCCAGCAGATACTGTTAAGGCACTCGTAATATCATCATCTTGAGCCAAAGCGTTTGCTTCTATATCTGTAGTACCTTGAAACCAGATTTTCCCTCCTTGATAATTAGTATTGCCGGGAGATGTTGCTGCAGCATCTGCGTTTCTAGGTAAGTCAGAAGGACTTACTCCATAAGCATGATATGCATTTGTAGTATATAGTGCGTTAATTCTTATTTCCCAGTACCACTTACCGCCTGAGTCGCATGGAAGAGTAGCCATTATACCACTATTAAAACCAGAAATTGGGCCAGTTAATCTAGTGTTACCTACAGATAGAACATTTCCACCAGACACTTTTGATAATGGATTTAATAACGCTGCTGAGTTTGTTGGGCTATTAGTTGTAGTCACAACTGTATTATTATTAGTCCAGTTATTTCCTTCACCACTAGCATCAGTTTGAGCATTTGTAGTATTATCTAGGTAGAAACCATTCGTTCCAAATGTGAGAGCTTTAATTGTAGTAGAAGATAAAGGTGTCCAATACAAACCAGATGTGTCATAAGCTCCAAAGCTAGTAGGAGCTAATTGTAATCCATCTATGAAAACTGTTTCTGCGAGATAAGCATTTAAATAAGGACTAGCACTAATTGAATGTGAGGTTGCAGTATTTACAGCTACTTCTAAATTTAGAGTTGGGTAATTTTCTGTGGTAAAAGAAGTTACTCTTTCACCATTGATATACATTATACATCTATTGCTTGCGACAGCTTGGGTTGTATCTAATGCAATAATTAAATGATACCACCCAATATCTCTTAAAAGTGCAGAAGACTTTAAATCTCCAGCAGACCCTCCATTATTTAAGTACACACGAAATTTATTGTCATCTTGTATTCTAATTTCCGTATATAGCCCACCTGATACAGCAAGTAGTATATTTTGATTAGTACCTTGTAGACCTCTGTACAGCCAAGTTGAAAAAGTCCATGTTCTTCTGTTACTAGCATCAAAGGTTCTACTTAGAGATTCACTATTAGCACTATTAAACAAAGCAGAGTTACCTACTGATACTACACTTGCACCACCACCACTTGCTGCTGCTGCTGCACCCATTAATAAATTATTTTGAAACATTAACTATATTCCTGTGATAGTATTGCTTGTATGTTCTCACCTGTGTCATCACTAGATACAGATGCTATTATATAATCTAATCTATCTACTGCTCCAGCAGAAGTAGAGAAGGTAGGATCAGTTCCAGCAGGAAACTTCCAACAAGCATTCCATGATAGTGTACCACTACCACCTGACTGCACAAAGAATATACTTCCTGTTTGACCTACCCTAGCATTTGTTGGTCTTGCCATTGTATGTGCTGCTGTTACAGTTGTCAAGAAGTTTTGTGCGCCTCCAAAGTTAAGAGATACACTGGTTACTCCATTGATAGCTGTTGTATGTACTGTTGCTGCTGCTGACTTAGCAAGAGCAAATGTACCACCTACACTTGTATTACCACTAACTCTGACAGTTCCTAAGAAGCCTGAGTTACCTGTGATGGTAGCAGTACCACCTATGATTACGTTACTTTCAGCAGATACAACTCCTGCAACCCTTAGTGTAGTTAGTAATCCTACTGCACCTGATACTGTAGCTGTACTCTTCATGACTACAGCAGCTTCAAGTGATGTTGCACCACTAACTCTAACTGTACCTAGGAAGCCTGTATTGCCTGTTATAGTGGCAGTACCACCTATGACTACAGTACTCTCCAGAGAAGTTGCTCCTGCTACTCTAATAGTGCTTAAAAAGCCTCCTGCACCTGATATGGTTGCTGTACTACCCATCTTAACAGTACCACCTATAGATACATTATCTTTTAGAACAACTGCACCAGTTACTGAGAGAGTACTTCCCATGTTGACTGCACCTTCTAGAGATGTAGCACCACTAACTCTTACTGTACTTAAAAATCCTGCTGCTCCTGTTATTGTTACTGTAGAAGCAAATGTACCTGCTCCACCTACAGAGACTGTACTCTGAAGATGTGTTGCACCTTCAACTGTTACAGCATCTTCAAATTGAGTAGCATCTGCAAAAGTTTTATTTGTTAAAGTATCTGTTGTTGATGTTCCTATAATTGTAACAGTACTTGTTGGTAGAGTAATTGTTACATTACCACTATAAGAAGCATGTGGTGGGGATCTTAGTTGAGCATAGTGAGCATTACCAGACTCACAATAAAATCTAATGTATGCTGGATCTGAAGCACTTGTTCTTAAATCTATTGCTCCTCCTGATACAGCGAATGTACCACCTACTGTTCCTGTTCCACCTATACTTACATTACCTGCTACAGTAACTGTTGATGCAAAACCTGCTGCTCCAGTTACTGATAATGTCCCACCTATAGAAGCATTATGAGTTACTCTTAAGGTTGATACTGATACATCACCTGATGTTGGTACGTTTGTTAAGTTAGAACCATCACCGTAGAATGCTGAAGCACATACCTTTGCATTTGCTGCTTGAACATTAGCACCACTAATTGTGACTGTGCCACCTATAACTACATTACCACTTACTGATACGTCATCTTTAAATGTACCTGCACCTACTACTGTGACTGTAGAAGCAAACGTAGCTGCACCTCCAACTGATGCTGTACTTTGTAGATGTGCTGCTCCGACTACTGTGACTGTACTCTTAAGTAAAGCTGCTCCTTCTATTGACGTTGCACCTGCTACTCTAACTGTACTTAAAAATCCTGCTGCCCCTGTTATAGTAGCTGTACCTAAAAGATTTACTGCACCACCTACACTCAGACTAGATGCAAGACTTACGGCTCCTGCTATTGTAGCTGTACCACTAAGGTTTGTATTACCACTTACTGATACATCATCTTTAAAGGTAGCTGCTCCTACAACATTAAAAGGTCCACTTACAGATACACTTCCACCTGCATGTATAAATCCTTCAACAGATATATTAGTAGCTGTTCCTAATTCAGCTTCGACATTGCTAAGATTAGAACCATCACCATAGTAGAATGTAGCTGTTACATTACCATTAACTCTTAAGTTTGCACTTACAGATACATTACTATTAAATACTGCTGTGCCACCTACAGATACATTTCCTAGTACATCTAAGTTCTTACTGACAGATACGTCATCATTAAATTCTGCTTTACCTGTGAATGTTCCTGCTCCTGCTACAGCTAATGTACCACCAAGAGATACATTACCTTCTACGGATACATCACCTTTAACTCCTAAGTCACCACTTACAGAGACATCATTCTTGAATGTTCCTGCTCCAACTACTGTAACAGTTGAGCTAAATGTAGCTGCTCCTGTAGTTATTAGAGTTCCACCTACAGATGTATTACCACCTATATTTACTACTCCACTAACTGAAACGTCATCATTAAATATAGCTGCTCCTGCAACTGTAACTGTTCCATCTATAAAAGCATTTGTTATTGATATACTTCCACCAATAGAGGCTGTAAGTCCTGTAAGGTTTGATCCATCTCCATAATATGCTGAAGCACATACTTTATCTTTTACAGAAAGATTACCAGATACACCTAGATTACCACTAATCTGTGCTGCATTAGTTGCTATCTTAATAGCTGTCTGAGTACCGTCTGCTGTCTGTATACCTACAAGAGAAGTAGTAACACCTGTACCTGTCACACTTGCATTAACAGTCAATAAAGATCTGTATGTATTAGATATAAGTTTCCCGTTAAAATCTGTCATATTGCATCCCATGTTCTATTTGCAAGTTGCCAAGTTGTATTACCTATGATAGGAGCAAGACTTGTAGGATCTATTGTAATCCATTCTGCATATTGATCCCATGTTATTCCTCTACCACCATCATCAGGTCTTGGATTCATAACTCTAGGATTATCCTTTACATTCGGCACTCTGTTTAATGGACTGTTCTTTAAATCATATTGCCCTTCAAAGTCTTCAGGACAAACCAAAAGACCATAACTATTCATTCGCATTACCCTATGTGGATAAGTAAATCCACAGGTATCACACATTGCTAGAGTTTTACTATTTACTGCCATTAGTTATAAAATGTTAATCTAGGTAATAGATATAGAGAAGCTCTTTCTCTATCTTCTTCCATTGCTCTAGCTAACATATCCTCGTAGTTTTGTTTAAGCATTGCTATTCTTGTATCTGCTACCAGTGGACGCTTCATAGACATATAGTAAGCTAGTCCACAAGTAAGTGGTGGTAGAAATCTTTTAGGTA